TGGCTCTGCGTAGCTTTGCCTTGCCCAACATATTAACGGTTAGCAGCAGCTTTCAACCTCTCGTACATATCCCGATCTGTGCGATAAAGCCGCGACTGTTCTGTGAGGTTGTAGGACTCTTTGGCGAAAGGATTCTTTGTGCCTGGGGGGATCTCGCCACCTGTGCTGCGTCCTGAAGGCGCACCGCTGCCAACTGGCTTGGGTGCTTTCTGCATGTAGCTGGGCAAAGTTTTGGCCCATTCGCCAATCGGTTTGCGCTCGTAGCCATTGACGACAACAACCGTGCCATCAGCCTCGCGCTCGATCTGGTCCGGCTTCAGCAGGTCCGCTTTGAATACGATGCTCGGATCATGCACAACATCGGCCAATGCTGTGTTCGCAGGTGCAATCAGCTCAAGCTCGCGGACTCGTGCTTCAAGCTCAACAATCCGCTTGTCCTTGGCTTCAGCAGCCTCGCGGAACTGCTGTTCAAGAGCCTGACGCGCCTCGGTGTACTTGCCTTCTGATTCAAGTTTGTTCTGCTCGACGTTGCGCTTGAACTCAAGCAACTCCTGAACATCAACGCCGTCAGGAATTGTTTTGGCTTCTTTGAGCTTGCCAATCAGCTCGTAATTCTTTTTCTCTAGTGCTTGGATGCTGTTTTTCAGTGCATCCAGCTCGGCATTGTTTGGAGCTGCGGGAGACGTAATCTCCTGGTTTTGCTCTTCAGACATTGATAACCCGTAAGGTTAATTTCGCACTTACTGTAACCGGCTCAGGACCATTTCACCCGATCAGCCCACCAGGCCGCCGACGTTTTGCCCTTTGCGATGTTTTTGGCGTGGCGTTTCTTAAATGCAGCCCGCTTAGCTTTGTCCGCAGCACTCTCACCTTTGCGCGGACGTTTCGTGTCAGCACCCTGCGCGCCGAACCTAATGAGCCTCGGTTTGCCGTCTTGGTTAATGACGACAGCGTGTGACTTGCCGCTCGGATGGTTCGGCGTACGGATGGGCTTATCAAACCCCGCAAACGTATGGCCACCACGTTTGATGCTCATTTGCCTTTCCTGCTCATAGCCAAACGGTGCGCCTTGGTGAAGCTCATGCCCTCACGCATCTTGC